GAAAGCGTCTAAAGTACTTGATGGATTTAAAACGGAAATGTAAAAACGCTTAAGTTTATTAATGTGCGATTCATTCTTAAAATTAGGATTGTTGTTCTCGAGGCGAGCGATGAAATCATTGGCAAGACTGACAACAACCCCTGTCTGTTTGCTGGTATCTTTGGTCTTAACCACATCAATCTTAATGTCTGCGGACTTGGCTTTGAGTTCTTTCTCACGATTAGGATAGGTTTTATGAACAACGGGAATCCCTAACAATTTAGCAATTCGATCAAGATATAAATCAAAACCTAAACCGCCATTCAGATTCATTGCGAAATTCTCGGGTACAACTTCTACTCCATCTTTATCAACTGTAACTTTGGTATCCTCAAGCTTCGGGCCAGTACCCTGTGCGAGATCGTCCCGCATACCTGGGTGGATTACTCCTTCTATGATAGTAGCAAATACATCTTGGCGATCTCTAGTCCCGTCTGATTTTAAACTTCCAGAAAGTTTATTAAGTAATCCGAGATTGTTTAGATTTTTAAAAGCCTCATCCATCAGTTTTTTATACTGAGAAGGAAGGCTTGATGATGTGCTCTGAGCTAACTGAGCAGATAAAAAGACAGTCCTAAAATCATGGAGTATTGATAGGAAGCTGTCCTGTTTTTTCTTTAACTCCTCAGCTTGTTTAACGGAATAGCGAAGATCGGATTGAAAACCTGTTAAATTAACATTAAAACTGGAACGAGTATTAATGTCATCGGGGACATTCTGGAAGAACTCGGGGTCTAACAAAGCAACCGCTAAATTCTTTTTTGATAAATTGTAGAGCAAGGCTTCACGACGGGCTTGTCTTTCGTTAGTTATATTACCGACACTAAATTTTGGAGGGTCAGACTCTTTCAGATAAGAGGAGTCAAAACCTTCCAACTCTGGGGACTGATCGGAAAAATAATCATCTGGATTGCCAGCAAAGCGAATCCCATCTTTATCCACTATAAATTGATTAGACCCAGCTTTGAAGAATTTACCCTGTTTTAAGGCGGGTAAAATAAAAGGCTTAATGATATTCTTAGATAATGTATCAAGCGGTCTGGAATTAACACCCAAAAGCCTAAAGAGCTGGGTCATTTTAACAATAGTTTCAATATCCAGGGAATCAGAATATGCAGAAGCTGGTCGTCTACCCACAATCTCGGGAGCATCAAGGTCGCTAAGCCGAGCCTGTTCCGCTCCCATTAAGTCAACTAGGAGCTTTTCAGCATCCTTGTTTGTTAAGTTCCTGCCTTGTATGACTTGGGTGTATGCAGCAAAACCTCCCATACCACCAGCAACGAGATCAAGACCCTCCTGTAATGCAGTTTTTGGAACAGGTTTCTTTTCTGCGGGTTTTGCTTTGGGCTTCGCTTCAGCTTTGGGCTTCTTAGGTGTCTCCGCTTTCTTGGGCTCGGTCTTAGGCTTAGGCTTAGGTTTGACTTTACCCTTGTCAAATATCTTCATACCTACACCTTCATATAATTCCTCAATGGTATTAGGTTTGAATTCCTCAAATTCTTTGTAAACTATTTCTGCGATAGTTCCGCCAAACGATTCGTTATTTTTTCTGTCCTCTTTCCAAAAAAGACCGTTATCAATAAGATCGCTTACATATTCTACATACTCCTCCTGATCGATCTCAGTCTTCTCACCAATTAAAACTTCTGAATCTGCTTGGATATCTACATTTGAAACGGAATCCCTTTTCCATTTTTCGAAATCCTTAACATCTTCGGCTTTAACGAAACGGTAAGGTGATTTCTTGGGCTCGGTCTTTGCTTTGGGCTTGGATGAGGTTGGGAACAACGGCTTGGTCTTGGGCTTGCCTCGTAAGCTATTAAGGTAGTCAATTTGTTTCTGGAACTCTGCCTCGGTTCGAGCATCACCGCCAATACCATCAACCCTAACTTCATAATCATACGAGCCTTGAGCTACAGCTATAGCCAGGTCGATATCGTCATCCGAATAGACTGGCTCGGTCTTCTTAGGGGTCTCCTTTTTGGGCTCGGTCTTTGCTTTGGGCTTGGCTTGAGGTTTTAAAGAAGAATTAGAGATAATTGCATCGTCGGAGTAGATTACATAAAAATCTTTTTTATCTTGGTTGACATCATTCTTTACCAATAAGCCTTTTACATTTGGATTCGCTTTTCTAAAATCAAAATCACCTTTACGCTGTTTCAGCCCCTCCCCTGCACCGAAAATCTCATACGCATAACCCGCTCCACCCTCGTTAATTGATTTGGCTAATTCTTTGGGGTCATTTCGTAAAAATTGCTTAAGTTGTTCTTCATTTAGATTTAAACCTTGAGCATCGAAAGAGTTGAGCACTTCTTGAAGCGGAGAGTCTAAATCTATCTCTATAAAACCCTCAAGGTCTATCTGGAGATCAACTACATTGCCCTTTTGAACTCTTTCTTGACTGGGGGGTTTAGCGTAAGCATAAATACCTTGACCGAACTGGTTAACAGAATTGAAAGGTGCTGTGGAAGGGAGTAATAATGTATCTGTTGTGCTAGTTATATGATAAACTGTAGTAGTTCCTTTGAGGTCTTCGACTTGAGGCTTCGGCTTCTTAGGCTCGGCAGAAGCCTTCGGCTTTGCCTCGCTTTGAGCAGGTTTAGAAGCAGGCTTAGGCTTAGAAGGTGGCTTAGTCTCTTTTAATACCTCATTAAGTAAATCAACATAGGAATCTTCGCTATACTTATTGCTGGATGCCTTCTTTAACCGATCAAGGATTTTCGGGAGGGATTCCCCTTTTTTAAGCCCTTCTCTGACAATAGCTTTAGCTCTTTCTCTGGCTTTTTCTGGGATGTCGGGTTTCTTTTTTGCTGGTTTGGGCTTAGGTTTCGACTCTGGCTTTGGCTTAGGTTTCGACTCTGGCTTTGGCTTAGCTTCTGGAACGGGCTGAGTAACTGGACTCTGCTCGGGCATAGGCTGGGCGGAAGAGGGAGTGCTCTCGACACGCTCGGTAAAATTTAAGCGATCCAGTAAGTACTGCTCGAAATCAATCCTTTGCTGACTGCCTTTCTGACCAGGTGCTAGTTCAGCGGTACTAAAAATGTTTTTAACCAGTTCTTTTAAGATCTTGATTACCTTCTTGATCTCAGATTTGAGCTTCGGCTCCATTGACAAATCATCACCACGGAGAACACGGGACATTTGCATCGCAAGCCATTCGGATCGAGCAAGGGCTTTATTTGATTTTAGCCGATCATAGGCAGCTTTTCTACCATCCGCAGAGCTATTTTTATTGGCATACTCATTAATCGCAGCTTCCTTCTGCTCATCCGTGAGCATCTCGTAAAAGGATTCAACAACACCCTCATCAAGTAAGAACTTCTCAGCAAGGTGATTGGATTCATGAAGAAAAGCATCAACGATTCCAAGCTCGAAAGTTTTAATCTTTTCGAGATTTAAAAAGAAAAAAGCCTCGCCCTTTTCACCCTGTCTGAAAGTTGCAGCTTTGTCATGCTGATTAAAGACGAAATGAATCTTATCGGCATCTATTCGGGATTCCTGGCTGTATACAATATTGTCAAGTATTGCCTTTACTCCAACCGCTTCCTGCTCGGTCATTTCATAACCGCTCTCAGCAAGCTGATCGGAGAAAGCACCATAACTGCCAGGAGCCATAGTCAAGGAATTGTACTCCTTGCCAGCACTTCTTACGGTGTTGAATGAAGAACCGTCATCAGCGGGTCGGGTTGGTTGGCTGACTACCTTATCTTCTTCAATATCATCAACAATATCCTTCGGCTTGCGAGGTGTGTTTTTCTCCCACGCATCTTGAATCTGTTGATCCTTGAAAATAGCACGACCAGTTCCGATAACTGCACCCGCTGAACCTGGGCCGAACTCAATAGCACCCTCAATAAAAATATCATCCCAGGGAGTTTGCTCACCCTCTTCACGGGATAGAAAGAAACCTGTGGCTTCACCAGCCATACCAGCACTAGCACCAGCTAGAATTTCAGCTGAGGAATTAAGAATTGCCTGTCCACCCCGTGATAAACCCATCATCTGGGAGGGCTTACTTAGAGCGGAAGAAATACGACCAGCGAATAAACCGCTAACAGTATCCCAGAAAGCAACACCGCCAGCATATTTGACTGCTTTCTTACGCATCTTCTCCATGATTTCTGGATTAGACCAGGCTGCTGCAAAATGCTCGGGGTTGTTAATATCAACACCCATAGAACCGAGATCCTCAAGAACCTTTCCGATGTAAGAAAGTTGAAAAGAAGCGAGACCAAAACTACCAGATGCACCCAGTCTGAAATTTCTACCAAAAACTTTACCGAGTGTTTTGTTCGGTTTTTTCGTAAGTAGAGATTCAATCAAAGAAGCACCAACCATATAAGGTCCCACATCCATCAAATTCTTTAAGAATGCAGGGATTAAGCTACCCATAGACTCGGAAAACAATTCAGCCATCACGACGGCAGCACTGCCCTCGTATTCATCACCGAACATCTTATTGAAAGCCTCAATAGGGTCTTTGGATGGGTCTTCTAGAAGTTTAAGATAATTCTCTGTGTCTGTTTGTCTTGGGTTGTTTAATTCAGCTTTGGCAGACTCAACGAGCTTTGATATTGCGGAATCGTCAATACCGCCATCACCAGCTATAATCCGTAATAAGTTACGGGGTGTACCCTCTTCCCTGTCATATCCACGGATTGCACCCTTGTATAAAGCCTGTCCAATTTTATAAAGATCGCCAAGCCAGTGCTCGGAGGTCTTTCTTTTGATTAAACCGCTTCCAAGACCTACAGCTTCAGCACGACCTAAAGTTTCCTGCCATGCTGAGTATGCCATGTTCTTGGCTTGTAATCTCTCATCATGACCAGGCTTGCCCCAGTTGCTCCAAGTTTGGACACCAAGCTCGGTATAAAGAGCATGGGCTTTTAAAACATTAGAAGTCATTGAAAGAGAGGTAATTTTCTCCTCACCCCCAACCTCCTGTATGGCTTGTTCAATTGGTCTGCCCTTGAATTCTGTGATTCCAGCCTTGCGGAGAAGATCCAAATCAAGAACAAAACGCTCATCCTCTGTCATTCCGACAGGGTGACCGCCAATCATACCACCCTTGGAGAAAAGACCGCCATAGTCTTTAAACTGACGAGCTTCTTCACGCTCGCCCATTAATAAATCAAGCTGTTTTCTTAAGCGTACACGACCAGTATGGGAAAGACCTTCAGTGGATATAGAGCCAGTGGGGTCAATCTCAAGATATTTAGCGTCCAGGGATTTTTGGGCAGCTTCGTACGCAGCTTGCCATTGAATATAAGACTTGCCAGAACGCTTGGGTACACCCTGTCCACGAACATCTCCGAAGAACGGGTCGAAATCGGGGAAGTCAGATTGTTTCTTTCTCGCCTTTGCCTCGGCATCTTTGAGCCAAGCCTCGGATTGAGACTTTATAATCCCAGGAATACTGGCTTCAAGAGCACGGAATCGACGATGGTTGATCTCAGTATCAAGCTTTCTTTTATTATAGAAATCTCTTTGCTGAAGCAGACGCTCTTCCTGCTTTTTTAAATTCTTTAAAGTGTTAAGTCTTTCGGGAGATGCAAATAGTTTTGCGGATTCATACTCCTCATCCTTTCCGAAACTGAAAAAAGACTCGCCATCAGCGAGTTTCTTCTGAGCACCTTCCATTTTAAAAACAATGTCTTGTAAATATCCAGTTCTTTCATCGTTTTTTAAATCTGGAATCTCTTCAGATCCGAGATAGTTCTGATAAGCAGGAATTACTGAATCGTTATAAAACTTGTCTAGATCGAGATCGCTTAATTCGGAGCGGTTTACAGTGTCAGAATGGACGGAATCCATCTTATCCTTGGCATCCTTGAAACTCTTATATCTTCTATAAAGAGGTATTGAATTAGGGTCGTACTCGGGCTGTGGCTCGGTGTACTCGGGCTGTGGCTGAGGGGCTACGGGAGGAGGGGGTGTGTACATCGACTGATTTTGCGATCTACTAACCCGTGGAACGGAGTTATCAATATCAACACCGTCAAAATAGGGGTCGTTTGATGGAGACCTTCTGGAATCCTCAAGGGGGTCTCTAAATAGAGGATCGTCTAATCCAGCCATTCTACCCCTGGGATTGTCGTTGTATTCTTTTGGCTAAAAGCTGATCGGGGGTGTCGAAAGGGTTTTCCCGCTTAATCTGCTCAGCCATCCTCTTATTGTAGAGCTCTGCAAGTCCAAATTTATTAAAATCTTCCTTGTTCTTCTGTTCTTGTAAATCGAAAGCTTTTTTCTTTTCCGCCTCTCTTTCATCAAACCGAGCTTGCCGACTAGCTGAAAGCTCCCCAGTTATGGGGTTTATTCCACGCTGCTGTCTTGCAGTTTCGGGAGTCAATCCGTGAACATTTAGATCATAAGCAATGTTTCTGTCGAAGGACTTAACGGGTATATCAAATTTATTTGCCAGTTGCTCCGCTTTTGCCTGGGAAATGGAATTATCAATTAAGCCCATTTCTTTAGCTTTTTGCCTGGCTTCTCTCATGTTATCAGCTTTAACTGGGCCACTGCCATCTTGAGGGAAAACCATAACTTCCTGTGAGGCGGGTTTGGATGCCCGTGGTGGTATATACCTGGGACTGGATGTGCGATTTTTTCTACGCTCCTCATAGGCGAGACGATCTTTCTCCTTCTCGGCATCCCTAACTGCTCTTCGAGCATCAATAAGTCTTGTTTTATCGGTAAAATTAAGTCCTCCAGGTGTTTCACGCTCAAGAGCCTCTAGCTGAACGATGTTCATCTTCTCTGTTAGTAAAGGATCGTCATCCCCAGCGATTCCAGCCATTTGTTGAAATCTCTTTGTATTCTCAGCAATAGCCATCTTCTGCATCTCCTCCTGTGTCATAGGCTCATTAAAACCATTGACACCTTGACCTTGACCTTGACCTTGAGCTTGAGCAGGGTCTTCAACTGGCCTAACCTTTTCTGGTTCGAAAAAAGCACCTATTGAGCCTGGTTCGTGAAATTCTGGGTCATTAAGTGCTTTTTTAGTAATTCCAGCAGCGGGAACAGCTGCTGCTGCTCCTGCAACCGTTTTTTTAGGTAAGCCAAATTTTGCACCTTTTAAACCTTTTGCAAGATAGCCAGCGGGTGCTATGGCAAGCGCATCCAGAAAATCATTAAAACCTAAATCCCCTCTGTAGTGATTTGGGTCATTAAAAAAAGAAGGCTTATCAGATGGAGATAAGTAACCTCCCCGTAAAATATCATTTCCTAAAGCAAAAGCATCAAAGCCAGCCCCGAAGGTAGCATCTCCTATTGCTCTTAAGCCAGATTCAAAAATACCAGCGTCTGGATCGTACTTCAAATAAGGGTCAAGATACTCTTCTCTGAGGAATTCCGCATTACTTTTATAAGGATCTGCCATAATGTGTATACTATGTTATTGTGTAAAAATCCATCAACCGATTGCATTCCTACGCCTTCTGCGACGAACCATCTCATTCAATGGAACACGCATGAACCCATCGGGACACATCATAGTCGGGTTCTTGTGAAGCATACGATTGGTAATCGCTTTCTTTTTCGGGATCTTGTATGCGGTGGCACTGTCAATGTTGTAAATACCGATGGCACAGGCTAAAACATGATCGTCATGATGACCAGGGGCAGCTTCGGGCTTACCCTTGTCATTAACAACGAAGGTCTTTAACTCCTTCATGATGCCCTCATCGGGGATGTCGAGGTTACGATCCATGATCTCAGAGGCTAAATGATCAATGACTGTCTTTCTCGTAAGTCGATCAGTCTGCCAACCAAAGCTTTTCTCAACCAGACCCATAGAATCAATCGTCTTTCTCCGACGATAAACAGAAATACCAAGGTCTAAAAGGTACTTAACAAGTGCTAATCCGCTATTATTGACCTCGGGGATTGTGAATGCACCGCCATACCAGACCGACATAGCTGCGATCTCTTCAGCTAATACCCCAATATCAATACGGCTATGGTGAACAGCTACGAGTTTTGCAACATGCCAGTCACCATGCCAGTCTTCATAGGGGGCTTTCCAAACCTGGGCGGAGTGAAAATCGGGATCGGCAGCCAGTCCCTGCTGTTGCTGGTCTTCACCAGTGCAGGTATCAATGGAAATTAAATATTTTGAGTCGTATTCGGGCTCTTCATAGACCTTCCAAGACCCAGCACGATCTGGAATAAAACCAGCCTTTTTGTTGGCATCGTCCTGGAAAGTAACTGTACCGACTTGACATGTCTGGTTTTGGGAAGATTCAAGCATATCCTTGACAATATCGATATGAAAACGAGGACGGGAGGACATTAAGAAACATTCATCGGGATCAGACGGATATTCCTGGCGAAACTTGCTAATGTCACCATTGCACTTGTCCTGCAAGACACGCCTTCTCCAGTTTAATTGCTCATAACCTACATCAAATCTCTCCATTTCCGACTTCTCATCATCGGTCATGGTGTCAATGAAATGCTGTTTCATGTCATCGTTCTCAAAAGGAACGACAGAATCATCGAATTCAAACCAAGCTGCAAAAATCTTAGCCCATTCATTGTCCTGTACCCAGGTTCTGTAAAACCATCCAGTCGGGCCATTCGGTGTGGAGTCAGCAACTACCAGAGATAAATTGTCACCATCGTATAAACTCTGTAAATAAGCAAGTGCGGGGTCTTTTGCACCCTGCATAGGCCAGAATGCAACCTCGGTCATGTTACCGACCTGGACTGTACCGCTTCGTCCTGCATTTTTTGACCCTGCTGTTTCTTTCCCGTAAACACTCCCCGAATCCAATGTTATAGCATCTGCGAGGTTTCCCCCATTTTTGAGGTTGGTTCCTATATCGTTCCAGGGAAACTGGTCGTTTTCTGCGTATCTTCGATAGATTTCGAAGACCTTGTCGCTCGTTCCGCTGATATCCCCCATAAGGCTTCCGCTTAGGTCTTCGTGCTTTCGCATGTGGTGGTAAGTGAGTGCTTGAGCGCATGTACTTGCCCCTTTTTGGCGGGGCTTTAAAATTACCATTTTGCACGGTTTTCCTTCCAGTTGGCATTTGCGGTAGTGTTCGAACATTCTTTTCTGTAAAATGTTTGGTTCGGGGCTAATAGTCTTACCCCGTTTGTCCTTAATGACAGCAAATGTTGTGAACCAAGCCTCTGGATCAATCCGAATGAGGTTTTGGATTTGTTGAGTGTCTTCAGTCACTTAACACTTCCAACGCTTACGAGCTTGTCTTAGACGACTATTCGGGTTTTTCGCAGCTTTAGGAAACTTTTTCATCTGACCAGCACTTCTTGCGCAGTAAGACTTACGCCTTTTAGCGGACTTACTGCCCTTCTTAACCTTGCCAGTAACTGCACCTTTTAGTTTGGAACCAGGGTTATCTCGCTTGTACTTAGCAATACCCTTCTTAGTCATACCTGCACCACTCTTAGTAGGACGCTTATGCCCTCCCTTGATGGTGTGTCCTTTCATCGATCCTTTACTTGCCATAACCTTTTTTCTTTTTGGTCTTCTTTCTTCTAGTCCCGCAATGTGGCATTATTTTTTCCTCCCTGCTTTCCTTGTTTTTGGTACGCAATTAGGAACCTTGCGTCCGCCTTTGTTTTTAGTCCCTACCATCTTGTAGTTTTTCCAGCAGGGGCCCTTTTTGCCTTTTTTCTTCATAAACTATCTCATGTTAGGGTGTAAACCTGTCCCGATACGCTTAATGGCATAGCTGGTTTTTTCCATACGGGGGATAATACCAGCTCGATCATTTAGACCAGCCTTAGCTTTATTGTATTCATCATGATTTAAAAATTCATCACCCGCTTCATCGTACTTACCCTGCCTAATTAACTTTATGGTCTCGGGGCTGGCTTTTGAGCCGAAAGAACCACGGAATTTAGAAGACGCAATAGGTACTTTAATGTCGTCGGAATAGCCTTTAAACTCGGGGAACTCAGAAATTATCTGATTGTGCTTATCCTGCACATCTTTCTTTAAAATAGCCCTACCCTCCTGCTTTGTTATATAGTTGTTAGGGGTGGCATATTGACCAGTATGACCATAACCGATTGTGTCTCTGTCACCTTGTGTGGGGGTGTAGGTTCTGTGCCTAAAACCCTCCTTATCCATGAGTTCTTTTTCTAGGGCACTGAAGTAGGAAGGCACATCCGAATACCCTACCGATTTAGTATTATACAAAAGATCATCCATCCTCTGCATATTAGGATCGTCAAAGCTGTTAGCCTTGCCTACTCGGGTCGTATACTGGGTCTGTTCCATGTAAAAGATAATGCATTCTGCCCTCGAGTGGGGGACTTTCTGGCATATTAATAGTTCCCGAGCCTTCCTATATCAAAAGGATTTGAGGCAGCATACCGTTCTCTTTCAGTTACGGGGCCCTGCATAGCTCTTATAAAAGCGTCAGGAGTGCCTTGTGATTCTGGGTACATTTTCAAAATCGTGTCCATGCGTCTCTCGGGCACATGAGTAGCTTTATTGTAACTTTTTTGAACTTCACGCAATGCAGGAGCTACGGTATGAGCTGCTATGGGTAGTCCTATTCCTCCTACTATTGCACCTGGAAGTCCTCCTACCATACCGCCACCAGCTGCTCCTATTCCTGCGTACGACTCGTCTATTCCAAAATCCATAACATTAGGATTTGAAAGGGGATTAAAATCTGGACTTTCACCTTTAGCCTGGCCTTCGTTGGCTGCCATAGTTAACCCCACTCCTCCCAGAAGGGGCCCAATCCCAGGGATTTTGCGAGCCATACCCATAGCATCACGCATCTGTTGAGTCTTAAACTTTAATCTCATGTTACCCGAATCCTGCTGATTTGATAAACCGCTTTGAGGAGCGCTTATATCAACACCACGAACTGCTCGATTTTTAACAGCACGAGGTATAGGGACTCTTTGGGACTCAACACCAGTCATAGATCTAGTCGAAGGAGGGGGTAGTGGCATCCTTCGAGAGGGGCTTGGGTTTTTATCCCTGTAATTTGAAACATTTAACTCTGCTCGCCTTGCGTTCACTAAATCCTTTTTAGCTTTTTCTATCGCTTTAGACTTTTGGCTCAGATTGTCAAAAACTTGAACGGAGCGACCAGAGGAAGATCTAGTCGTCTTAGGCTTTTTTATTGGTTTGTTAGGAATAGGGTCTCCAGGTTTGGGTGGTGAGGGTTTCTTAGCACCTGCTGGTTTAGGCTTCGGTGCAGGTTTTTTCGGTGGTGGGTTTTTTACCCTGTTAATCACCTTGTCAACACCTTGATCAAACTTTTTGGCAATTGTGTCCTGGGTTTTTACTTTTGCGATACCAGGCAATTGGGGAACCTTTTTGATAGCAGATTTAGTCTTGTCAACCGCACTGCCTACAGCTTTTTTAGCTTGAGCAACCCGTTTTGATTTATACTGCCTCTCTGGGCCTTTCTTAGCTTCTGGTTTGTCAAAATCAGCACCTCTTTGGGTAGGTATGTCTTTGCTGGACATGAAAACTTTTGATCCGATAGCACCAGCGTCTTTTCCAGCGGATTTTCTAAACTTTCTGAAGTTATCGTCGTTTATGAAAGCAGCAGGTTTACCAGTATCGCCCTTAATAACCTTCAAGGGAGTGCCAGCCTCTCTCGCTTTACTTAATGTTGCCTGTAAAAGTGCGGGATTTGAAATTTCTACATAACTTGTTGCCATAATTATTCGCTTTCTTCTTCTTCGCAGTCCTCTAAATCGAAGTCTGCTTCAAATTCAACGGAAACACCGAGAAGTTTGTCACAAACCTCAGCGGTTGCGTTTGTGAGGTCTTTTTCGTCCAAATCTGACTCAGCCCACCAGCGATTATACATCGAACCAAGCTCTTTTTTGAACTTATCATAGGGTGCTTCGTCTTTACTCATCACTAACCTCGGCATGTTCCAGGGAATTGACATAAGTATCGGCAATATCCCTAAAACTATGAGCAGATTGCTGAATTCTTTTGATAATTTCCTGCGGTGAAGCCGTTTTTGATGTGTTGTCGGTCACTTCTATCTCCGCACGGGTAGCTGGTTTACCGAAGCCGTACTCCAAAAGCAGTTTTGCGGAGTGATACCGAACATTGTGATCGGGTACTTTGGCATATTGTATGCCTTTTGGCTTTTGTGGGTCTCGGTAACGGTTGGTTTTAGTCGCTTTTAAACCAGTTCTTAGCACATCCAACGCATTTTCGATATCTTTGTTCTCCAGGAACTGAGCAATGTCACGCTTAGTTTTGGTAGAACCTTTTGTGTCTATAGCTACGGATGGCATACCTCGAAGAATAAGCTAAAAAATATAGCCATAACACCGTTTGTAAAAGGATACCTAAACCGCTCTTTTTATTTTTTTTGGTAGGGGGTGGAGGTGGGGGGAGGTAATAATTTTTTTATTATTATCATCATCATCATCGTCGTCGTCTGTTGGGTATCTGGGGGGGATGGGGGTGGTATATATGACCCAGTACTGTCTGAATGCAATGATCGCAAACTCAATGTCGTTCTCAATCAACAACTTAGGCAAGGAATGCACTAGACAATAACTCTAGTGCCTCACGCGCGCGCACATACCCTACTGTCCCAAGTTGATTGAGAGCGATGTTGAGTGGGTGAGATTAGGGTTGCGACAGCAGACAAAAAAATGTACCGCCACTCGAATTAACGAGTGACGGTACTGTGAACGGTTAATTAATCAGCTTGCAGTTGGTACTTCTGTAGCATCTTCAACGGCTTCATCTATCGGATCAATGTTGGCGTGGTCACCTAAGAGATCTTTCAGATGATCTTCTTTGGACATACCTTCAACCTCATCGTCTGCCAGTTTCTCTAGAATTTCTAGTGTACTGGAGCCAGCGAATTGCACATTTTTCTCGGTTGGGTCATTGGGGTTGTCAACTACATCTACTGGAATCCCTTGCGGATATAGGATATTTACTACAGCTATCCATTGTTTCCAGTCTTTCGATTCTGGAGTAGGATGTATGTACCTATCTATCTCAGCGTTCCATGGGCATTTTATCCCAGTCCTTAACTCAAGAGATCTTATGTGTCTCTCTTGCGTGTTGACACCTGTTTTACCTTCCTCTTTTGGCAAGGTTTCTTGGGTCATCCCGAAGGTAGCCAGTCTTTTTCTGGACATGCAATGGAATCTTGCACCTTCGTTTCCGATCATCTCGGTGATTCCCTTTAGTGTTACCAGTTCGCTTCCAAGTCCGATACGAACTCCCTTGTACTCTACATAGTACCCATCTGCATCCTTACGAGCTTTACGGCTCTCAAGGATTTCCCGATTAACGGCATTTATACTGTTGTTAATCACCGACTGCATGAACGCAACGGTGAAATTTATTATATTGTTGTTCATGCAAAAATTAAGGAAAAAAGAAAAAAAGAATTAAATTATACGAGCGATAGCGAGCTAACTGTATTGTATTAAACGCAACGGATGATAGTAGACCTTTGCGAATTACGGGTGATTAAACGCAACGGATGATAGTAGATCTGTGCGATATGCGACAGTTAGTAAAAAAAACCGTACCATACAGAATATAACTGCATGGTACGGTATAAAATAATCTATGGTTAATTAGATAATTTTAATTTGTGCCGAACATTTTTGATGTTCTCTCTTATTGTTGTTCTTAGAGGTTCTTTTGTCTTTGTCTCGATGGTTTTTTCGTATTTAGATAATGCCGATTGAGTGGTTCGTTTTTCCCATTTCGTTAGCATCTTCTTCCTCATCTGACTTGATTGCATCTTGTTCCTCTAATATTGCTGTTTGAACAGCTGTTTCTAACTCTATACGGTTGCTTACAATATATTTACGCAGACCTGTTAGGTTTACTTTTTTTATTGTTTTTCTTCCATCAATCATGGTTTCTCTTAGTAGACTCCATGTATCTTCT